TAATATCTTACAATAGCAGTCAGGTTATTAGAGATCGTTTTACAAATTGGAATGCTGCTGAATTTGATCACACATATACTATGAGATCAGTTGGTGCTTATATGAAAGAGCAACAAGATCGTAAAGAACTTTTGTTATTGAATTATGCTTCGACTTCTTAATCAATTAAATTATACTCCACCCAATTTAAAATTATATAAGACTGATTTGTGTGAAGTTACTTTTGATAACTTCAATCAAATGTATAGGTTGTATGTGGAAGGTGAAGAGTGGATGTCTTATAGGATAAAAGATCATGATCAAGCATATGAATTATATTCTCATTATGATTTAGCTAATGGTCATTGTATTTGTACTGGATTGGGTTTTGGTGTTAGAGAGAATTGGTTATTAAGTAAGAAGGAAGTTAGTAAAGTTACTGTTGTAGAAAAGAGTAAAGAAGTTATTGATTATCATAAACATATTAATCCTAAGTTTTTTGATGATGTAGAAGTTATTCATATGGATGCCTATGAATACAAAGGTAAGTGTGATACTCTTTTGTTAGATCATTATGAAGAAGAAGCTGCTAATGATATGTTAGTATTACAGAATGCTTCAGAGATATCAAAACATATTGAATGTGATACAATGTGGATGTGGACTCTTGAGCGTATAGTTGCTGGTAGGTCATGGCAAAGAAGTTGTAAGGTTGGATCGTATGTTTCAAAAAAATTAATATACAACGAAATAAAAACACGATTTGATCTGGACAAACTACCAGATATATCTGAAGAGCAGTTGGAATTGTATTACTTCATGTACAACTCTAAGGCAACTAGTGTACATAAACACTTCTATGAAGAAGGCAACGCACTTTCTTTTCTTAAATAATGGAACTTAAAGACTGGTTAAACTCAATCAACTTTACAAAGGAGAATCTTTTTGAAGATGAGCCTGAAGCAAAGTATCCAGCATTTGTTGTAAACAAATGTTTGTCTGGATCTTTGGACTCTGTTTTATTTGCTAATGAGATGAACAAATCCCATTTTCTTGACAAGAGAATGCAGTATGATTTTTATATAAATTCACTTAGAAAGAAGAGAAGGTTTGCACCTTGGTTAAAGAAGGGTAAGGTTGAAGATCTAGAAGCAGTGAAAAAATATTATGGTTATAGTGAAGAGAAAGCATTACAAGCAATGTCTATTCTTTCAAACGAACAGATTAAATATATCAAACAGAAACTTAATACAGGGGGAAGAATGTGAGGGTTCTTAGTATAGATTTAGATTTTATATCTGCACCAGCAATTAATGAGTTTTGGAATAGTGGAATGTCTGAGTATGGGATAGAAAATCATCCTGTAGTAAAGTGGAAATATATACAATCTAAAATGCCTGAGGTTTTTGAATCTATATCTCAGAAGATTGATATTGATAATTATGATTTTTGTTTAAGAACTTTTTTAAGAGCATTAAAGAATTGTAAGGATGTTCATTTTGGATATGATCATGATGCAATTCTATATGGATTGGAAGGACATACTGATATAGAAATAGTTAATATAGATCACCACAGTGACATACTATCAAATGGTATGGAAACTATAGAGCAGGAAATAAAATATATTGAGGATGATGAGAGAGTTGCTGAAGGGAATTGGGGATACTATTTACATTCCCAAGGAAGATTAAAATCTTGGCATTGGATTATAAATTTAACTAGCGAAGAGTTTACTGATACCTTATTGGGTGATCATGTATTTGGTGATAAGTTTAGTTGGAGCTACAAAGAGGATTATGATTTTGGAAAGTATGAGTTCGATCAAATATTTGTTTGTTTGTCTCCATCATATATTCCACCATTACATTGGCATATGTTAGGAACTTTTGTTAGAGTCTATGAAGAGTTGACTGGTAATAAAATTGAAGTAGATTATCTTCATAGAAAATATGAGATGGAAAAATACTATAAAGGAGTAACTAATATAATTTACTAATGGAAATAAATTATCTTGGTCAAGAAGATCATACTATTGTAAAACAGTCTGAGTTTAAAGATTCTAGTGGTATGCCATACAAAAGGTGTCCATGTTTTAATCATAAGAATGAAAGAACTTTTATAATATCATCACCTATTGATTTACAGTTTAGAGTTGATCAACCAATAGATAGAAACTTTGTAATTTATAATCAAGAACATCTTGATACATTAGTTTTTCATTTAGCTACCCCTCATTTTTTATTGTGGACTCATGATGATAATGTTTGGTTAGAAGCAAATGATCATCCAATGACATCTTTGGATAATAATTTAATTATGGTTCCTGGTTGGGTTCAGTTATCTACTTGGCCTTCTAAAGCAAGTATTGGATTTGTTGTAGTTGATAAGGACAAACCAGTTATTATTAAAAAAGGTGATCCTCTTTGTAGGTTATCATTTCATTCTCCTGATCTAAACGATACAGTCAACTTGAATAAGATTGATGATCGTGGTATAATCGATGAGATGCAAGAAATATACGAAACTAAAAGGGAAGAAGCAATGAATAATGGTACTTGGAAAGATAGGTTATTCACTAAAGGCAAGTCTAAGTGTCCGTTTGCAAGAATTATTTACTAAATAACTTTACGAATAACTGAATTAAAACGATGAGTGTTGTGAATGAACCAACGGTGGATTGGTCCCCCGATAAAATGGTTGAAGTGTCATTAGGTGAACCAGATGATTTCCTTAAAGTTCGAGAAACATTAACAAGAATAGGTGTTGCTTCCCGTAAAGAAAAGAAATTATATCAATCTTGCCACATACTACATAAACAGGGACGGTATTTTATTGTCCATTTCAAAGAATTATTTGCCTTAGATGGAAAAAGAGCTAACCTTACTGTTAACGATGTGCAGCGTAGGAACCGTATTTCTCAGCTTCTTGCTGATTGGGGACTCATTAAGATACTCAATGTAGATCAGATCTCTGATATTGCACCATTGAATCAAATCAAAGTATTAAGTTTCAAGGATAAAGGTGACTGGATATTAGAAACCAAGTATAATATAGGACGCAAAAAGACGGAGGAAGAATCCTGAAGAAATTTATTTTTGATGTTGATGGGACTTTGACACCTGCAAGAAAACCTATTGAACTTGAGTTCTTAGATTTTTTTGGTAAGTTTATAGAGGAACATGATGTTTACTTGGTCACTGGTAGTGATAGGGAGAAGACCCTAGAACAGGTCACACCGTACATATACAATCTTTGTACTAGAGTTTATAATTGCTCTGGTTCTGATGTCTATGAGGGTGATGAGAATGTGTATAGGGATGATTGGAAGCTACCTATAGAGGTGCAGCGTCATCTTGAGAATGAATTACTATTCAGTAAGTTTCCTGTTCGTAATGGATTGCATATTGAAACTAGACCTGGTGGAGTTAACTTCAGTATCTTAGGTAGAAACAATGTGTGTTTTGTAGAAAGGGAAGAGTATTCTAAATGGGATAAAGCAACAGATGAAAGAAAGGAAATGGCAAGAAGACTTAAATTAAAGTTTCCTGATCTAGAAGTTAACATAGGTGGTCAGACTGGTCTGGACTTGGGACCAAAAGGAAGTAATAAGAGTCAGATCTTAAGAGACTTTAGGTTGGGTCAAGAGTTAGTTTTCTTTGGTGACATGATGGAAGAAGGTCAGAATGATTATGCTTTAGCGAAAGCAGTACAAGAAATGGGCGGTTTGTCACACTGTGTTAAAGACTGGAAAGATACTATGATACATCTAAATAAAGTGTAGTCGCCGTAAGGGACTATACAACTAAAACTCGCTCAACGGAGGAGCTATTATGTCTAACATAGAAAGATTTCATGCTGAAAATTTACCTGATCTTATGGATAGGATCACTAAGAACAGCATAGGACTTGATAATTATTTTGAAAGATTCTTTGATCAACAAAATCCAACTAATAATTACCCACCTTATAATCTCATCAATCTGAGCAACACAGAATCTAGACTAGAGATTGCTCTAGCAGGATTTAAAAAGGATGAGGTTAAAGTCTACACTGAGTATGGTAAACTGGTTGTAGAGAGTAAGAAAGAAACTAAAGAAGATACAGAATATGCATATAAAGGAATCGCACAAAGATCCTTTAATAGATCATGGACTATCGCTGATGATACCATCGTCAAAGAAGTAAACTTTGAGGACGGATTACTAACTGTCACACTTGGCAAGGTAGTTCCAGACCATCACCAGCGTAAAAACTGGATCTAACACAAGGGGGTTTACATACCCCCTTTTTTAATGTATAATATAATTGTTGAATCGACGGGTTCAACGGGGAGTGACTGAATAAACTTTCTGGCATATAGCTGGTTAAGGTGACGAGACACAGGTGGTGCTGCTGCGAAAGCAGAATCGACTTACCAGTCGGGTCTCAGGCAAGGACGTAAAATTTACTACTGTAGTAATGCCCGTTCTTTGTTGGTAATACAGAAACCCAACCTCCCACCCCAATATTTTTGAGAGTGGATATATATGAGATTCAAAGCATTAGTTTTCGTTAGATTGAGAGGATCTGTATCTGATGCTGCTGGTAATGCAGTGATGAAAAATACACATTTAGTTGCACCTAATCTTAAACCACATTTGTTGAGAATTGGTAAGGCAATTGATTTTTGGTTTGATGCTGATACTGAAGAGATAGCAAGAGAAGAAATGGATCTTCTTTCTGATAGAATGCTTTCCAATACTGTGATAGAAGATTGGAGTTATGAATTAGAGGAAACCGAAGAGACAGGTATAGGAAACATATCAAATGATAATGCAGGTACTTCAAAACATGCTTTGTTTGACGCATAAACCGAATAAATAGGTAGGGGATACAACATCCCCTTTTTTAATGTTTCATGGTTAAATAGTATTGTACGCCTTCGGGGTACAAATTACACACTCGCTTAATAAGGAGAACCATGAACGCATTACAACGCTATCATTCTGCAAATCTTCCAGAACTAATGGATAAGATTTCTAAGAATGGAATTGGGATGGATGACTATCTGGATCGTTTTTTTAATTCAGATTTCCCACAAACAAATTATCCACCATATAATTTAATTCAATTGAATAATCATGAGTCAACACTGGAGATCGCACTTGCAGGGTTTAAGGAAGATCAGTTACAAGTCTTCACGGAGTTTGGAAAACTATTTGTCGAAGGCAGAAAAGAAGAATCGGAAGTTGATGGAACATTTATCCATAAAGGATTGGCCCAACGTTCCTTTAAACGAGTTTGGACGGTCTCCGACGATACAAAGGTTGGATCGGTCAAGTTTGAAGATGGACTCCTCACCGTGGAGTTAAAGAAAATTGTACCAGAACATCATGCTCGTAAATCTTACTTAGGTAAAGAATCATGAAACTCACATCACCATTCAGCATTATAAAGAATGCTATTAGCGATCTCAAACGAGTTCCTAAAGATAAGAAGCAAAAAGAAAAATCTGTGGTATAATATAAGAGTCAGAGAAATACTGGCTGCGGTTATCTCCTTTGGTAGGTTCAGGATAAGCGGCTATAGGAATCTACCACAATATTATTTCATTGTATATGCCAGCATTGATTTGTAACTTACCTTCTTATGAGGTATGGGTTAGAAAAGAATATCTCACTGATCATCAAAGTGGTCATGGAGAATATGTAAAGGGCGTTTGGGTATCGGCAAAATCGATACCTGGACGTGCTTTTTATTTTGAAACTTATCTACCAGAATACGCAGCAGTTTACGATAAACTACCTATCAGTGCTTTTCTCGCATCACCAGAGAAACCAGAACCAGATATGGAATTACATAACCTACAGTTTTGGAACTGTATGGATTATGGATTGGTTGTTGTTCAAAAGCAATTCATTGGTTCAATGCATTATGAAATAATGACTCGTGATTATGGTAAACAAACTGGCACATATATTTGTACGCTAGATAATTATCATCAAGACCCTGATATAATAGATTATTCTACGAGTGAGAATCCTGGTGAACATAAATCTCATAACTTAATTGAATTGGATAATGGGCAGTTTGCTTTGTATCCTAATAATAGAATGAGAATCTATGACAATAGTTTGACTCCTGAGACACCAAAAACTCCTGACTTTAAAGTATCAACAGTTTATTATCAAGTTGAGAATGGTCACGATAGAGATGGATTAGGATCAGAAGAAAATTATTTTTGGAAAACAGCAAAGGAGAGAGATGGTGAATCGGAATTGGGATGATCCCCTTGATTTTAAAGAAGAGGGTATTGTATTAGATTATAAAACTGCTGGTGTTGATATAGATGCTGGTAATAAGTTTGTAAAAGATCTTAAAAGTAAAGTTCCCAATCTTGGTGGGTTTGGTGGAATGATGAAGGTTCCTTCAGGATATGAGGAACCTATTTTGGTGTCTGGAACTGATGGTGTAGGAACTAAGATTGATATTGCACAAGCTGCTAATGACTATACAACTATTGGTATAGATCTTGTTGCCATGTGTGTGAATGATATAATCACCTGTGGTGCGAAACCATTATACTTCTTAGATTATATTTCTACTCAGAAGTTAGATGATAAGATACCTGACATTATGAGAGGTATTATTAAAGGGTGTGAGATAGCAGGTATGGATCTCTTGGGTGGAGAAACTGCTGAACATCCTCAGTATCAGATGAAGATTGACCTTGCTGGATTTTGTACTGGTATTGTAGAGAAGAAAAATATTATTGATGGATCTGCTATTAAACCAAGTGATAGA